TGTATTTGTAAAAGTCCCTCCACTTGAGCTTACTAAAGTTACTTGCGTGTTATTAGTATTTGAAAAAACAAAATTGCTAAATTGACCTGAATGAATAGCGCCTATAATGCTATTATTTAATAAAGGCCTTAAATTTGATATTTCTTTGTCATTGTATATAAATTGATACAATATATTTGTAGAAGCTGAATCTATATTTTTAAAAGTTTTAGCAAAATTTTCTGTATATGTAAATTCGCTTGATTGAGTGCTTTCAGCAGTCAATTCTATATCTAATATATATTTTTTAGCAACAGTACTTACGTCAGCTTCTGTTAAAGTTATACCTGCTTTAGGCCTTATTAAAATTGTTGATGCACTAGATGGAACCGTATATGATTTTGTATCAAAACCAACTTTAATTAAATTATTTTCTTTTAATAATTTAATTTCTCCATTTGCTGCATATAATGAAGACACATCATTATTAGAACTATCTACAATTTCAAAATCATTGCCATTAATTGTTTGTTTAAAAACAAAATTAGAAGAAGGTGTTAATGTAAAAAGATATTGTGTATTATCAGGAGTTTTTATTAACCCTGCTGCGCCAGTCTCGGGATAAGAAGTCGGAGAATCTGTATAATTACCTGAAGAACCAATGCTATAATCAAAAGTTGTTACAATGCTTGCTCCTAACACTTGAGTTAAATCAAAAACATAAGTTTCATTTTCTATAATAGACTCGATGTTGATTGTTCCTTCTATAATTAGTCTATTAGTATTAGAAGTATCAAATTCAAATTTATCAAAATTTATTGTAGCATTATTTTTATTTTTTCCAAAGTTAACATCTGAATTTAATGGAAATTTTGGGATAATATAAGTGCCCGCGGGTAATGTTATATAATTTGAACCGCTAAAATTTATTTTTGAATTAATGCCTTCACCTACAAAAGCATTGTATGTTAAAGTAGTATTACTGTTTTGATTATATTTTATTAATAAATTTGCTTCTTTTTGAACTTTAGCAGCTCTTGAAAATGTAACAATTTTATCACCAAAAGAATCTTTTACACGAGTATTTGTATTTTCACTAATACTTATTTTATATGTTTCAGCTAAATTACTTTCAGGAAAAATAAAAGAAAAACTTTTTTCTTCTTCAGAATGAATAACTATTTCTTCTTTTATAATTTCTACTGGGCTACCAACTGTTCTTTCAAATTTTATATTGTAAGAAGCATTTGGACTTGCTAGTATTTTTAATTCTCTTAACTCTTCGCTATTAGTTAATGTAAAATTTTCAACATCAAAAGTTTTTTGTATAATATAATTTATTACCGGTGGTGCCTCTTTGCTTTTTACGTTAATTACATATGAAAAATTTTGAATAGATTTTTTAGGTAATGTTATTAATTCTGTTACTTTAAAAGTATTATTATTTTGTTTAGAAACAGCAATTTTAACATTAGAATTTGGCTCAATTGTTATGCCTGAATCATATGTAGAATTAAAATCTATTAAATGCAAATCTAAATTATCTTCACTTAAAAAAATTGTAGGTGATTTAATTATTATTCCAGCCTCTCCAGGAAGCCCTTTAGCCCTAAAAGTTCCTGTTAATGGTATATTTAATTGCCAAGGAGAAGGCAAATTATAAGTATATGTTCCTTCTATTACAACTTCTTTTTGCAATGTTTTTCCAAAAACTAAAAAATTATATTCTTGGTTAGTAGAACCTTGTAATAACTCGTAGCTTAAAGTTATTTTTGCGTAGTCATCAATATATTCAAACGCCATAGAACTTCCTGGATCTGCATTTGAGTATTCTAAAGAATTAGGTACTATATAATATCCATTTTCAGGATATATATAAAATTCAAAACTAGAAGTTATTTCTCCTGGCTTTTTATCAATAACAATGCTTTTAATATCTTTTATGTTAATTGGTAAAGAATCTATACTGTTAGCATTTAAATTTATTGTTGATGTTGTGTTATTAACATTACCAATTTGGCTTGTATATTCGGCATCAGAAGCCGGTATAGATTTACCAATACCTTGAAAAGAAATGTTTTTAAGATCTAAATTATTTTTATTTTTTGACTCACCTGTAATATTTGAAAAATATTTATTTTCTTTTGCTTTAAAAGATAGTTTAGAGCTTTTTTGTTGATCTGTTTGTATTTCAGCATTCCAACCTTTATCACCTTCATAAGAAAGAGTTCTAAATTTTTTAATTACAGATGGGTTATCATTTAATTCAAATACTATTTTAGAATATGCTGAATTGCTTGAGCCTGTAGAATTAATTGGATCCCCATAAAATGTATTCAAATTACCATCAGTTCGGTCATGTTCCCAAACTTCACTCTTTTTAAATGTATAATATTTACCATTTAAAGAAATAGCGTACTCAGGGGTATAAGACTTTCTTGTTACCCAACCATTAACAGCTTCTGAAAAGCATAATGTATCTTGTGTATTAAAGGTAATATTATATAATTTATTATTTTCATCAAAAGACCCTAATAAAAGTCCTGTTTGGCTATATAATCTGTTTTCAAAAAATGTAGACATATTAGCTGCGCTAATTGATGTTAAGCCATCTTTTGATAATCTTAAAACAACCCCTCTTTTTTTATCTGTAAAATAACATCTAAATCCATAGCTTGCAAAAGATTCTGGATTATTAGATATACCGTAATCACCATTATAGGGATTAATCGAACCTATAACATTATTACTAGCAATTAAATTTGTAGAGCCATCAGCGTTGTATAATTGGTCTTTATCAGCCCACGCCCTAACAATTTTATTTTCGCAAAGCATAACCAATTGATCGTCCCATGCATGCATTTTTTGTATAGGGCCATAAGAAGGAAGTAAATCTTTTGTTATAGGATTTGCTGCATTAAATTGATTTGATTGATTAACACCTGATCTAGAATTTATTATACCAGACCAAATTATTCCATTAAATCTTCGTTCTTCTTTAAATTGTTCTTCAATAACGGAAGAAGCTCTAACACCGGTATCAATAAATATACCATTAAAGTCGTCTCTTATTCTATTTGATTCTACACCGTTATTAAAAGAAAATGCATTATACCATTCTAATTCTTTAAAATTATTATGATCTGATATTGGAAAAGCTTTTTCTGTTTCGTAATATATATCTAATTCTGTTTTTTGTTCTTTAGGTTCTGTTTCAAAAATAGCAGGATCAGATGTATATAACACAACCGAATCGTCAGCTTCTACCATAAAGCTCGCAGACCTTCTAGTTTGTTCTCCATTATTTGGTAAAGATGGAATATTTTTATTATCTAATCTGTTTCCGTTATTATCTACAAATTCAATCCAAAGCCTTTCTTTACCTTCTTTATATGTATATTTTCTAACTCTTCCAATTTTAAAATTAGTTTCGCTATTATCAAACTTTATAAAGCCTCCCGTTGTAGCCGCATTAAAAAATTCGTCTTGTTGATTATCATTATATTGAGAAAAAGCTACATGAGCCCATGACTTAGCATCCCCGTGACCACCACCACCTTCATTGCTAAGGTTAGGATTAGGATTATGTTCAGCTGTCCATATTAACTGACAATCGGTACTAGGGGTTTTGCTAGCTTCATTTTCATAACCTGACCCTGTACTTTTTCCATCAAAATTTATAGTATATTTTTTAAATAAATTTACGCCGTCGTCAGTATTTTTATTTTCATTTTCTATAGCCTGATCTAATATATAATTTGATCTTAATTTTACAAAAAATCTACCGTTAAATTCAGCATCTCCAGCATTTAGCGAATCTTCATAAATTCGCATTTCAATATTACTTTTTAATGTTTTATCAGCGTCGTCATTATATAAAATATTAACATCATCTCCAAAAGGGGGTTCAACATTTATTTGTACTTCGGCAACACCTAAAGAATGCACTTTTACGGCAGAAATTTTATACGTTTTTGTTCTTTTATTTTCTGCTGTAAAAAACTTTATATATTTGCTAGTCTTTAAATTTACTAAATCAGTTTCGCTTAAACCTATAGCATCTCCAGTAGCAGTGCCTCCTGCTAAATTTGATGTATCATAAGAATTGTTTTTATTTGCTGAACCTATTAAAATTTTAGAATTATTAACACCCGGCGTAGCCCCATCAATAAATTTACCCACTACAGCACCATCACCATACGTAGGATTAAACAAAACATTTTGTAAAGAATCTATTTGTTGTAGCTTTTCATGAACAATCTCTGGTGGTTCATTAAAAATATCAATTACTTTATATCTATTATTTTCTTTTATTGCTTCGTTGCTGCCGTGATATTTTTTTAAATACAAATAAGAATCTTTATCTATTTTATTTACGTCACTTGATGGAAAAGAAACATAAACAAAATTATTTTCTTCATCTTTGTAAAATCTATCAGCGGCTAAATTATAATATTCACCGGAAACGTCTTTTACATAGTATTTATAATATTTGGCCCAAGCTGGTGGTGGAGTTGTTATTTTAATAGAAAGACCATTATTTAAATTACAAGACTTAGAACTTATAGTATATGATCCGCTATCATTAGATAATATAGGTGAATGTCTATTATAATCATCCATATATACTACCCCAATTTGATAAGTTCTATTTGATTTGATTGATCTATTAAAAAGTGTTCCTCTATTATATGATTCTATTTTAAACTTAGGGTCTGTAAAAATATCAAAATTTTGTACATAATTTCCAAAAATAATTCTATTAGCAGTAACCTCTTGTGCTTTAGCTTTTCTTGGCACATTATCCCATTGCCTTAATAACTGATCATTAGGCAATACTGAATGTATTTGCTCTTTTTTAATTTCAAAAGATTCATTAAAATCTTCTTTATTTATAGATTGAAGAACATATATATTATTATTTCTTGTTTCTTTAAACAATATATCTATTTTTTCAACATTTGAATCTCCTAAATTAAAATTTGAAAGAATTACTTTTTGTAGTTGATTAGACATGGCTTTATTATAAGCTTCTCGCCCATCAAATAAAAATCTATCTGGTATAAAAGCCGGCACTGTAAAAGGTGATATTGCGGAATATTCTCCGTCTTTATATTTCCATCTATAGGCAAATCTTACAAAACTAAGTTCGTATATAGGGTCTTTCTCTAATAAACTAAAATTATAATTTAAATTTTCATTAGTTATATTACCTTCTATAGAAATTACTTTTAATGTAGCATTATCATCAGAAACAGTAGAAACCTCCGTTGTAATTTTTATATCACTATCTTTAGGCGATGTAACTTCTACTATGACTCCACCTTCCCATGATAAATTTATACCAATGTCTTTTAACTCTAATATGTCGTTTATTTCAACATTAAATAAATTTTTAAAATTAGACACTTCAGTTGTGCCTTCTACAAGACTATCAAAAAGTTCTATATTAGGTGAAGCAAAAGGTGCTTTTTTTGCTACAGAAATATCGTCTTCTGTAAATTCTCTTTCCTCTTCTAATATTTGATTTGTTTCTTGATTTTTAACTTTATATTTAACTTTAGTTTTAGCGTTATATATGCCATTAGAAAAAGTTACAAAATCTTTTATATTGATTCTGCGCGGTGGGTTTACATTATCTGTAAAAAATAATAAACCGTCTATTATATTTATTCCAGTAATTAAATTAGTTTTAGAAAAATTTAATATATTATTAGAATAATATACAAATTCAATATTATCAAAGCTAATTTTTTTATTGTTATATTTTATATTTTTAAAAACAAAAAACCCATTTTCATCTTTTTTTAATACCGTATTTTTAGGTATTGATATATTAGTTGCAATATCTGGAATATTTACAAAAATATTATTAAGTACAAGAGATTCTTCATTTGTTTCGGCTGGTAAATCACTGCCTATTATTTCTTTAAGAGTATTACTATTAATATCTTCAAATATAATATCATTATTTAAATCTGATGATACTACACTTTTTATTGTACTTTGTTCTTTTGATTTTAAATCAACGATAACAGGGGCAAAACTATTTGTTAAAATATTTTGTTCAAATATTGTATCAACACTTGAAGACGTTATAAACCAATAAATTTTATTATTAGTTGTGTCTTTTATGGACCCTACAGCTGTAGCATTATCAATACCTAATTGAGATATTTGTATATTGCCTAAAAGACCCTCTACCGCGCCCACATCTGAGCCTTCAGAAGAAGAAACTTTTACATTTAAAGCATCTCTATATTCTCCATTAGGGATAAGCCTCTCATCAAGGTCTTTATTCATTCTCCCTGATGTAAAAGTGTGCTTAATTTCAGCCATATTTTAGTGCTTAATTTGTTGAGATTTACCTCTCATTGTTTGAGTAAGATCGGCAATATTTATATTAGCAAGTCTTAATTTAGCGGATCGCATTGTAGCCCTGCGTTCTTTTTTAAGTCTATTTATTTGATATTCAGGTATATTAGATTTTGCAGATATTATTGCAAGTGATATTGATTTATATATTGCCTCTTCAGCAAATTTATGTATTTTCATATCATCACTAATATTTAAACCGTCTGATATATATTCTAAAACAATAATTCTATTTTTATTATCGCTAGAAAAAGAAATTGTGCCATTATTTTGGTCTATTACAAATGAGCCATTTTTTGTAGCTAATTGAGTATTTATACCATATCTTTTTCCAAAATCAACATTATAGCCATATCCTTCTTCTAAAAAATTTATATTAGAATCAGTATTGGCATTTGTGTCTTGGTTAGCTGCTCTAAATCTTGATACGCTTTCTGACTCATTTGCTAAAGAAAGTTTACCAGTATTGTCAAATACATAGCTATAACTTGAATCTTGAAATACAGCAGATGGTGCAGAAGAAGTTTTTGATGGAGTTAACGGCCTTTGTATTCCCGTTTCATCTGTAAAAAGTATTCTGGTATATCCTACAAAATCATGCGGTAATGCCATACTAAGCGAAGGGGGAACCTCTATTTCTTGTGTTTTTATACTATTTATAGTATCATAACTAAGTTCTTGTAAAGCTCGCTGAGCATGAAACGAAACCTCTGCTCTTTTTACTTTTTTAATAATTTTATCGTCGCCTACTTGCGATACTATAAAATTGCTTATTACATCAGCTAGCTTTATGTATTGATAGTAACCCTTATTCGAACCTGAATAGTAATCATCTTGTGTGTACTCTGCTAAACTCATTTATTAAGATTTTTCTTTTTGTGTTTTTAAAGCATCTTTTTGCTCTGCAATTTGGCTAATTTCAGGTTGTTTTATTACAAGACCCGCATAACTTAATATCTTATATACTAAAGTTGTTTCATCAGATTCATGCAACTCAAAATCTACCGCTGTAGTATTATCATATTGTGCTGTATCTAATACAGTTACATATCCCCATTTTACTTCAGCAGGAACTTTAATATATGATAAATTAATACTATTTGTTATAGTTGAAGGATATATATTTAAATCATTTCCATTTCTTACAAAAACTGGTTGAGAAGTAGATGGAGTAGTAAGTGGGGAAGCGTTTATATATAAAAATTCATTTTGATCTAATTGATCAATAGGCGTTGTATTGTTATAATAAACAGTACCTAATCTATATATATCTGATGGTAAAGGAAAAACGGAACCGCTTTTTGTTAGTGAAGATGTTTTTTTGAATAAGCTAATTTTTTCTTTTATATTATCTATTACATTAGCATATTCACTATTTATTTCGCCAAGTCTATTAAATTGGCCTAAATCATAAAAATATTGTTCAAATATTTCTAACTGAGCTTGATTAGCAAGAAGATTATACTCTTGTGGAGTCATATAACCTCTATTCTCTTTATTAAGAATGGCTTGTACTCTTTGGTATACCGTATCTACGCTTATTGCCATAATTTTGTATTTATAATGATAGGGCCACCGTAGTGACCCATATCACTACAAGATGGTTATTTTAATTGTTTTTCAATAGCTTTATATACCTCTGTTCCCTCATCAGTTTTAAACCAAGCGGCTAATGCTGAAAAAGGATTTTCGTCAAATGGTACTGTAAACAATTTTCTATTTGTTTTACTCCAATGCCAAGATCTTTGATCTGCTGATAAATGTATTATAGCCAGTTCAGATGCTTTAATACCAAAGTTTCTTAGTTGAACATTATCATCATTTGCAAGTTGTAAAAAAAGCTTTGCGTTAGTTTTTGCGTATAATAGTATATCTCTTTTTATTTCTTGCGAGGTCATCGATGAAACAGAACTCCCTTGATCAACTCTTAATACTGCTTCAGCATGGTCTAAGTCCATTGATTTTGCAATATTTAAAGCTTCAATTTCCATTTCTAAATCTATTAAATCATCTTTTGCTTCTTGTACAGAATCTAATTCTTCATACACAATATCTTTACCTGGATGATACAATGATAATAGTTTTTGTAATGATTGATTTGTTTTTGATACAAACAAAAATCCATCTTTAAAAACAATATGTCCTAATGTTGAACTACCTTTCTGCTCATCACGAAGTGGTGATCTTTGATTAGTAGCATATCTTAATTCTCTTGAATAACCTAATTCTTCATCCCACCACAACAGAGGTGTTCTTGAATGATGTTTTGAAGCTAAAGTAAATGTTAAAGGTTGTTTTCCACCTTTAAGAACATAAGATCTATCTTTTATAACCCATTTAGGGCTTGAAGGCTTTATAGCCTTTGTTTTAGTTGCCATAATATAATATAATAAAATTAATAAAAAGTAAAGATAGGAGCGCCCAAAGGCGCCCCATCTCTACATCAAATATTAAGCTTGCTGAGTAGCAGTCTTAAATAATACGAAGTTATTAGCTCCTTGAACACACAAACATCTTTCAGATAAGAAGTGTACATTCATAGTATCTTCATCAGAAGTATAAACTCCACCTACAGATCCAGTGATCCAAGATTTCATTTTTCTATCATCAGCTTCAGAAGCTCTATATCTTACGTGCAAGAATGGACGCTTGATGTTTTTACCAAGTTGTTGATCGTATACTGTTGAAGTACCAGCAGGCACAAGCACACCATCTATATTTCCACCAAGTCCTCTTGTTGTAGCGTCGTTTAAGTATTTCCAGTCAGTTTTGTAGAAGTCATAAGAACCTCTGCGGAAACCGCTAAATCCTAAATTAAGGGCCATATCCTCGCTGTTATTAAATACACCAAAAGATAAACCTCCAGTAGAGTGAGGGTTTAAGCTAGCTAGCATATCATCAAAAGCAAGAGTAGTAGCGCGATTTAAAAACATCATGTTTTCTTCAATAGCACCCTGCTTATCAAGATTTTTAAGTATTTCATCAAAATCTTGTAATGCAGTTCTTGGAGAACCATCAGAAGTATCTAATGCATCTTCACCAGAGTTAAAGTTTTGATAGACATTTCCTCTTGACTCAATAGCAGCAAATAAACCTTCGGTTCCTTTATAAGAAGCTCCGATTGCTCCAGATCCAGTTGCGGCAAGTTCACCTTCTACCATTGACATTTCAAGATAATCTTCAAATCTTAATCTTGTTTCATGTTCAGATTTTAAATACCATAAGTATCCCGATGCCCCGTTTTCAGTGGTTACTTCAACCCATCCAATTTGCGCAGTATCAGAACCAGAGATAGAATATTTATCTTTGATAATGATTGGCGAATTACTGAATTGTTGGAAACCAGCATCAACAGAACCTGCCATACCTGAAGTGCCTTTAGCAAATTCAGAACCATATACAAATACTTTTACAGAAACTCCAGTACCAGAAGTAAGTCCAGCAGCAGTAAGTGTAGCGCCTCCATAGGCAAGTACAGTAAATGTGTTAGCAGTTACAGCAGAAACAACACCTTTTACTACTTTATCAGCAGTCCAAGTTGAAGTTCCCGTAGGGTATGTCCCAGCTTCAATAATAGCTACCGTTTGTCCAACTCGTACAGCATGACCGTTTTCAGTAATCACACCAGTTGTTGTATTAGCAGACGCGCTATCATAAGCTATATGTAATCTTCCTTGCTCAGACCAAATAACTTGATCAGAAGCTGAAGGAATTTCAGCACCAACCATACGCAAGAAAGAAGCTACAGAACGGTTTCCGTATCTTTCAACTTCCTTTTCGTATACGTCGGGTAAAAATTGTTGTGTAAATGTTCCACCTCCTGAGGCAGAATCAAATGTTAGGTAGTTTGTACCAAACAAAGTTTTAGTAGGGGTGGGCGTTAATCCTGCTGGAAACGATCCACCCGTTGAAAATAATCCCATTTTTAAATAATCTTAGTTGTGTTATTGTTTCATTTTAATTCGCAAACGACTAAAATCATCTCCACTAACTGCTTTAACCTGCATACCGCTTTGAGTTGTAACATTTTCATGTGTCCCTCTAGGGTTCATATCTATGTTTTTAGATTTAGCCATACTGTTTTTAATAGCATCAGCTTTACCCTGCTCATAAAAATGATTTGCAATAGCATCAGCATTCATAGCTGTAAATAATGCTTTATGATACCCAGCCGCATCTTTCATATTATTTTTTTCGTCAACAAACTTGCTAACCAAAGAATTAATATCAGACTGGTTTTCTTGTACACTATTTACATCTTTTACTTTAAATCTATATTTGTTTTGTCCGACTTTATATTCAAAACCTTTGAAATTGTCAGTAAACAAATCGTTTGTTTTTTGTTCAAATATAGAACGCTGCTGTTTTGATGTTTCTTGTGTTTGTTTATAATCATCATAAAACTGAACCGCTTCTTTCTGTTCTGGAGTTAACTTTGAACTTAACTTAAGATCATCGTAATAAGTACTCTTTAAATTAGTTAGAGTTGATTTAGCTTCGGCGATTGATTCTTTTAATGCAAGTTTTTTTCTTCGGATTTCTCTTTCATCATCTGTTTCTTCATCATATGAAAAAGAATCTTCAATTAAAAAACTTATTTCTTCCTCATTCAAATGAGGTTTGGATTGTCTATAATGTTCTCTTAAAACATCCATATCATCCATATTGGAGTAATCTTTATTTAAATTAACATAATCCTCTAAAGTTCCTCCTGTTTCTTTCATAAAATCAACAAGTTTATTTACATTTTCTGGTAACTCATTGACTTCTTGATTATTATTTACGTCTTCTGACTCTTCTTTAAGCTTATTAGGAATATCTTTTATTTTATCCGCTAATGTCGCCTCTTCTTCTACCGTTTCTTCGCTTGATACGAGCTCGAGCACCGCGCTTTCATCGTCAACGGGGTCACTTTGTTCGGCAGATTTTTCATCTGCTTTTTCGTTGTTTTGTTCTTGTACTTTTCCGCTAGTTTCGGGTTCGTCGCGTACAGAAACCTCATCTGCGCTTTGCTCTTGAACGGCATCGTCTTTTTTGTTTAAATTTCTTAAATCTAATTTGATAGTACCGTCTTCATCAACGGTTGTGTTGCTAGGCTTTTTTGGCTCTTCAGCAACAGGTTGTTTTTCTTCTGCTTGTTGTTCAACCACTTCTTGCGTGGTCTCTTCAACTTGAGTAGTTTCTTCTGCCATGATATAATATTATAAAATTAACGGGGTTCAAATTGTTCTAAGTTAAAGCCGCTCCCCATGGTATCGTTACCTGCAGACTCAAACTCTTGTTCTCCTTTTTTGTCTTTTCTTTGTTCAATAAGTTTAGATTGTTGTGAAGCTTGTATTCTAGTTCTTTCATCTTTACGATCTTCTTTATACTGTTCTCTATTAGTATAAACCTCACCTTCTTTATCTTTTAATGCAATGTTAAGATCAAACTCAAATCGCATAAGCTCTTTTTTAAGTTCTTTTTCATTTTGCATTTTTTCCATTTCAAGATTTGCTTCAACCTGAGCAAGCTCTGCTTTTTGTTGTGTAATAGATTGATTCTTTTTAATTTCCATTTCAGCAGCAACTTGTGTAGTTTGAGAATTAGCATTAGCTTGCGCTTGAATATTTTGTTGTGCTGTTGCTTGGTCTTGCTCTAATTTTTTACGCCTTCTAACCTTTAAAAGCTGGTTTGCTAATTTAATATTTTTTATTTCTCTTATATCAATAGCATCTTCTAAATAAACTTGGTCTTTAGCTAAGGCTTGTTGTATATTATTTTCAAGCATTTGCTTTTCTTCTTCATCTGGCGATAACTCAATGAATATGCCAAAGTCATGCAAATGCATATTTTTAATATCTTCTAATGTTGCTACATTAAATCTGCCTATACTAGATATAAAAGCATCTCTTGTTGGTGAAAATTCTAATACATCTGATATTCTTAAGCTTACTGCCTCCGCTGTTTTAGCCGCTAAATATAAACTAGACTGCAATATATGCCTTGTTGCTGTATTTGAATTAGCAGCCGCTAGCTTTTGGACTCCAACTAATGCATTTTTATCAGGTGTACTCCCATCTCTAGCTTCATTTAAGCCTGTTACATCTCTTATCATTTGCAAATAATAATTATAGGTATTAATAAGTGAACCTATTTTATTATTTCCGCCATTAGATGTAAGTTCTTGTATAGGCATTCTTCCGGGATTCATATCACCCTCTTGTGTCATTGATCTACCAATAACAGAACCTGTTTGAAAAAACATATTTAATGCTTCTTGCGGATTGTAATTAGTGCCATTGCCTAAATCAATTTCCGCCAATCCATCAGCATCTAAATAAACACCGTCAGGTATCATTCTAGCCATTACCTGTTGTAGCTTTAAATGAGTAAGCTGTATCATATCAGCAAAACCTGTTATTCTGCTTACTAATGATTCAATCCGTCCTTTATATATACGAGGTGCTACAACACTATAGTTTAACATAACTTTAGTTGTGTCGCTTTTTGGGCGTATCATGTTTTTAGCTATGCCCCATTTAAGTAAATGTTTAGTTCCTAAAACAAACGCTCCATCATATACAACTTCTACAGATCTTGATATTTTATCAAATAAAGTTCTAGCGTCCTTTGGTGGATTGAACTGATCATCTTTTACAATAACTTTTAAAGCGCCAGACGCCGTTTGTTTTACTTTATATACTTCATTATTATATGTTTTATAATTGAAATATAATACCTGTATTGTATTTGCGTCTAAAACGCTATCCTCGTTTATGAATCTATTATGTGATGCTGATGTTTGTGTGCCTTGTTTTGTTAGCTCTTTTAAATCTTCATCAGTTAATTCAGGAAATTGTTGTTTTAATTCATTAATAGTTACTGATTTAACTTCCCCCACATAATATATATCATCAAAATAGGGCGAATGTGTATAAGAATATACTAAATCGGCGG